CAGCAGATGAACGACATGGCCGACCACATAGCCGGTGGCGGCTGCGCCGACTTCAATGAGTACAAGCGGTGCTGTGGCGTTATTGAGGGTCTGGCACGGGCTGAACGAGAATTGCTTGACCTCACTAAACAAATTGACGATGATTAAACGGCTTAACAACTTCGCTGTGTAAACAGTGCAACCGCCCCGATAGGGGTGCAAACGCCGAAAAGGCGCGAGGAATCGATGGAAAACGACAACAAAGTCGCAAGTCAGTTACCCAAACCTACCGGGTACAAAGTACTCATTGCGCTACCTAACCCCGAAGAGAAGACAGAAGGTGGAATCCTCAAGGCTACTCAAACACTTGAGGCTGAGGAGATTGGGAGTATCGTTGGTTTCGTCCTCGCGATGGGACCGGATGCTTACAAGTCCCCTGATCGTTTCCCTTCTGGCCCTTACTGCAAGGAAGGAGATTGGATCATGATGCGATCCTACTCCGGCACTCGCTTTAAGGTTCACGGAAAAGAGTTCCGCCTGATCAATGATGATTCGGTCGAGGCGGTGGTCGAAGATCCGCGAGGAGTGGTGAAGGCATGAGTACCGAAGCAGGCATGAGCAAGGAGGAGAAGTTCTTCGGAGTCTCCGCTCCCTTGCAGATCCCTGAAAAAGAAACCCTCAAGTCTTCCCCGGAACCCGAGGTTGAACTTGAGATCGTCGATGATCTTCCAAAGCAGCCAGCCAAGCAGTCTGAGTTTAAACAACCTGAATCAAGGCAGGCTGAGAAGGAAGACAACGACGAGGAACTGTCGGACTACAGTGAAAAAGTCCGCAAGAGAATCAACAAACTCAAGTACGAGCAGCATGAAGCGCAGCGTCAGCGGGAAGCCGCCGAGCGTATGCGTGAAGAGGCGCTTCGTTACGCACAACAACTGGTCTCAAAAAACCAGCAATACGAGTCATTACTTCAGCGCGGAGAAGGCGCACTCGTCGCCCAGATCAAAGCCCGTGCCAATCTCGCCCTTGATCAGGCCAAGAACCTGTACAAGGACGCTTACGAAGCCGGTGATGCCCAGAAGATCATTGAGGCTCAGGAAAAACTCCTTAACGCCCAGACGGAGTTTCGGGAGGCTGAAAAGCACGAGCGTGTTCTTCAGTCTCGACCCAAGCCCCAGCCGGTACAGCAGGCTTACCAGCCTCCTGTGCAGCAGTATCAGGCTCCTCAGCCAAGCAATAAGGCTATGGATTGGACCAAGAAAAACCCTTGGTTCGGCCCTCAGGGGAACCGCGAGATGACTGCATTGGCCTACGGAGTCCATGAGACCTTGATCCGTGAACACGGCATCAAAGCCGATTCGGACGAATACTACGAAAAGATCGATGCTGCGATGCGGCAACGATTTCCAGATTACTTTGAGAAGGACTCAGATGACGTACAAGTCTCTGTTTCCCCTCAACGCACCCCTAATACCGTGGTTGCTTCAGCGAGCCGTAACAACGGTGCGAAGCCACGCAAAATCCAGTTGACTGCCACACAAGTTTCCGTCGCTAAGAGACTTGGCCTCACTCCCGAGCAGTACGCCAAACAACTCATTAAGGAGAGTTACAATGGCTGAAGAGCGCAAAATTCGTATCGACCGTGCAGCCGAATCGCGTCCTAGTGACTCGTGGTTGCCGCAATCCGCATTGCCGGTCCCCGAGCCGAAAGATGGCTGGGTGTTCCGCTGGATTCGCACTTCCTCTTTGGGACGTTCGGATAATACCAACGTCTCACGTCAGTTCCGCGAGGGCTGGGAACCTGTTAAGTCAGAAGATCATCCTGAGTTGAAGATCCTCTCTGACATCAATTCTCAGTTCAAAGGGAACGTCGAAGTGGGTGGTTTGCTGCTTTGCAAGGCTCCCCAAGAGAAGATGTTGCAACGCCAGAAGTACTTCCAAGATCTTTCAGATCGACAGATCGACGGTGTGGACCGCAGTTATCTGCGGGAAAATGATCCGCGTATGCCGCTCCTTAATCCGGAGCGTTCGACGCGCACCACTTTCGGACGAGGTTAAATCCTTTTCTTTCCACTTTTCGAGGTAATTTCAAATGGCTTCAGGAACTGATGTTACTAGCCCTTATGGGTTCCTGCCGATTAACCTCATCGGCGGTCAGGTCTATGCGGGTTCCACCCGTATGTACCCGATTCAGTACGGCTACGCGACGAGCATCTTCTACGGTGACTTTGTCAAGGTCGTGCGAGGTTCGCTCACCCGTGTATCGATTGGTGCTGCCACCAACTCGAATGCGGTGACGGGCGTTTTCTTTGGTTGCTCCTACACTGATCCGGTCACGAAGGACAAGCGTTTCAGCCAGTACTGGCCCGCTTCGACTTTGGCCGGTGATGCGGTTGCCTATGTGGTTGATGATCCGGACGCTGTCTTCAAGGCTGCGGTCTGCTCGTCAGGCACCACGATGGCTTCGGGCGCTTACGCGATGATCGGCACGAACCTCTCTGCCATCAACAATGCGGGTAATGCGAACACCGGTAACAGCAAGAACGCGATCCTCGCGCCAACTGCGACCCCGGCTACTTCGATCCTCCCGCTGCGTTGTGTCGGTGTGGTTCCGGAGACTTCGGTCTCTTACGCCGCGACTGGTTCGTCCTCCAGCACCACGATTACCCTCACGGGTTCGGGTCTTCCGGCGGCGATTCCGGTTGGAACGAGTGTGGCCTACTACGCTGCCAATGGTCAGTTGATTGAGACGGGTTCGTTTGTGACGGCTGCTGCCGCCGCTGGCGATACCTCTGTCACGATCAATGCTGCCATTGACGTGCCGGGTGGCGTCACGGACATTCCGGCTGCGTCGAGCATCGTGTTTACCGTCTACCGTGAACTGTTGGTCAAACTGAACGTTCTGACCCACGGTTACTACAGTAGCGTCACAGCCTAAGGAGTTCTAGAAAATGGCTATTTCACGCGCACAAATGTTGAAGGAACTCCTGCCGGGGCTTAACGCCCTTTTCGGCTTGGAGTATGCCAAGTATGAAGATGAGCATACGCTCATCTATGACACCGAGAACTCCGAGAAGGCTTTCGAAGAGGAAGTCAAGTTGTCGGGCTTCGGCACGGCCCCGGTTAAGCCGGAAGGTCAGGCCATTGCCTATGACAACGCGCAGGAGGCTTGGACTGCTCGCTACAACCACGAAACGATTGCAATGGGCTTTTCGATCACTGAGGAAGCCATGGAGGACAACCTCTATGACCAACTCTCTGCTCGTTACACCAAGGCTCTCGCCCGTGGTATGGCGAACACGAAGCAGGTTAAGGCTGCTGCTCTGCTGAACAACGGCTTCACGACGTTCCAATCTGGTGACGGCGTGACGCTCTTCAGCACGGCTCACCCGCTCGTCAACGGTGGCACCAATGCCAACCGTCCGACCGTGGGTGCGGACCTCAATGAAACGTCGCTGGAAGACGCAATCATTTCGATTGCGAACTTCGTGGACGAGCGCGGTCTTCTGATCGCCGCCCGCCCGCGCCGTCTCGTTGTGCCGTCGCAGTTGATGTTCGTTGCCGAGCGCCTCATGGAGACCACTCTCCGCACGGCGACTGCCGATAACGACATCAACGCGATCCGTAACATGGGCGCGATCCCGGAAGGCTATGCGGTCAACCACTACTTGACCGACACGAACGCCTTCTTCCTCATCACTGACGTTCCGAACGGAATGAAGCACTTTGTGCGTACTCCGCTCTCGACCGGCATGGATGGCGACTTTGACACCGGCAACGTCCGGTACAAGGCTCGCGAGCGTTACTCGTTTGGTGTCAGCGATCCGCTGGGCATCTACGGTTCGCCGGGTTCGACCTGATAGCCCAAAAGGCAGAGAAGGGGGGACTTCGGTCCCCCTTTCTTTTTGTGCATTCGTGGTGTTTAATCGCATTACCGGGAAAACGAGTCCGCCAGACAGACCCGGCTGACGGTATGCAGACTGGTGGACGACTCGCATACGAGGTTTAAACATGGCTAAGACTACTTTCTCTGGTCCGGTTGAGTCGGACAATGGCTTCATCGGTGATGTGTCCGCGACGGTCATCAAGGCCGCTTCGGGTACGGTTACCAACCTGCTTTGCACCAGCCTTACGGTTGGCAGCACCAAGTTTGCCGTAGCAGTGAATGCGGCTTCTGGTTTGGTGTCCGCTCAGACGGGCTACATTCAGGTTCTCGTTGGCGCGACCACCGCTTACATCGCCTTGTACAAGAGCGTCACCGTTTAATTTTAAAGCGGAGGATTCTCTATGGCACAGTACGATGTCTGGGCGGTAAATCCGACCAGCGACGATGCTTATTTCCGCGCCTCTGCGACGATTGCAGCCTCAGGAAGCATTGCTCTCCTGAAGACCAATGTCGGTCAGTACGGTACCGGCTATAAGGTTTCGATCACCTCTAACGGTGCGGATGCCAATAAGACCTTCACCATCACTGGGGTCAAAGTTGGCGCTGAAGGCTACAATGGGATCGTGACCGAAACGGTGACGGGTCCAAGTGCGTCGGTGGTCTATTCGACCAACTACTACACTAGCATCAACAGCATCAGCGTCAGCGCGGCTTCGGCTGGCGGTGTCAAGATTGGCTACGGTGGAGATCTGGCGTTTCCCAGAACGCGGATCAAGCAGGTGCTTTATGTTGCCGCTGGAACGGCAGGCAGCATCACTTTCACCGCGCAGCCGAACAACACGGTGATTCTCAAACTCTTCACCCCTGCCGATGGAACGGCTAACGATGCCATGGTTCCGCCGGAAGGTATTCTCACGACCAAGAGCAATTCTGGACGTGGTGATATCGCCGTGCTGACCTTGGATCAGGTGTCGAAAGTCACTGTTATTTGCGGGTGATCTATGCCAAAGACCCCGGCATGGCAAAGGAAAGAAGGTAAAGACCCTGCTGGCGGTTTAAATGCCAAAGGCAGGGCTGCTTATAACCGTGCCAATCCCGGCAAGCCGGGGCTGAAGCGCCCGCAACCCGAAGGCGGTCCACGTCGAGATTCTTTCTGCGCCCGGATGAAGGGCATGAAAAAGAAACTCACTAGCAAGAAGACGGCGAATGATCCGAACAGTCGGATCAATAAGTCTCTTCGTGCGTGGAACTGCTGACATGGCTAAGGCAAAGAGCAAGGTCAACGCGGCGGGCAACTACACCAAGCCCGAAATGCGGAAGCGCCTGTTTAACCAGATCAAAGCCGCCTCGACACACGGAACCAAAGCAGGCCAGTGGTCTGCCCGTAAGGCTCAGTTGCTGGCTAAGAAGTACCGTGAAGCCGGAGGCGGCTACAGAGATTGATATGGCAATGCGGATCAAAAAGGATGCGATAGGCGCAGCCATCAAGCGATCCTACAAGGACGGCAAGGCTTGCCCTGTCGCGACCTTGGACATCCATGTCAATCTGAAGAATCGTAACCATGCCATCGAAGACTATGGCTACGGCCCACTGAACCCGAACGAACCTTCAGAGAAGTTCTGGTCCAAGAAGGCAAAACTCTGGATGATCTCCCCAGAGGAAGCAAAGACCGCACGGTGTGGAAACTGCGCGGCATTCATCAAGACCCCAAAGATGCTTGAGTGCATTGCGAAAGGCATGGAGGCGGGTGATGAGCCTCACATGGATAGTTCCATGGATGTCATCAAAGCCAGCAATCTCGGGTACTGCGAACTCTTCCATTTCAAATGTGCGGGT